AGGCAAATAATATTTTCTATGTGCAATAAAAAAATCATTAGATGGCAAACTAAACATTAAATTTCCAAATGCTCTATTAATGTGTGCATCATCTATTGGTACATCTTTATCTATTAAATCATCCCATAATTCTACAGCATCAAAAAATGAATATATAAATTGCACAGCTTCATCATTACCACGCATCCAACGAACAGTATTTGCTTGATTCGCTATTTGCCATTCATCTGACATTATTGGCATTACACTATACTCACTATAATTCCGTCTGTGACGGTAACTGTTTTTAAGTCAACTGTAGTAAATGTACCAGTTGCGCCTGTGTTCTTAGTTGCTATTGTACCTAGACCTAAATTAGTTCTAGCACCACTAGCTGTTGTGTCACCTGTACCACCATTTGCTACTGCAAGTGTACCTGCTAATGTTACAGCCCCTGTAGTCGCTGAATTAGGTGTTAAGCCTGTAGTACCTGCGCTAAACGATAAAACGCCTGTATTCGCTACTGTGATAGCACCAGAGCCATTAGTAATACCTATTCCACTACCTGCTGTCAGAGTAGCTTTAGTTAACGTATTGCCTGTCGTATTACCAATTAATAATTGACCATTTGTGTAGCTTGTTTGACCAGTACCACCATGCAATACGTTTAATGTGCCACCTAATACTACATCACCTGTTGTTGCAGTAGCAGGTGTTAATCCTGTGCTATCTGCACTAAATGAAAGAACACCTGTGTTTGCTATTGTAATTGAACCTGCACCATTTGTAATGCCTATGCCTGTGCTAGGTGTTAAAGTATTTAATGTATAAGCACCTGTATCACCTATTAATAATTGCCCATCAGTAGGTAGAGTAGATAAACCTGTGCCACCTGATGTTATGCCAATAGCTGTAGAAATAGTAATGCTAGTCACACTAGGATTTTGTAACCATAGCCACCATTCTCTTGATGGTCTATTAGTAATAGCATCAATAAACGGACTAAATGGGATGATTGCATTAGCCATTAATTATCAGCCCCACTACCTTTTAAGTTAGCAGAAATAATAACTGCTTTAACAGGGTCAGTCATTGATACTTCATATATTCTGTCACGTGCCATACCTAATCTGCGCCATATTGCACGATTTTGATAACGACCTATTTTACCTATGCTTACCCAATGTTCGTTTGACCATGTTGAGCCACCATCATTTGACCATCTAAGCATAGCCTGTGGGTCATAACCAATAGCTGCAGGATAAGCAGTTGTAGTTAAATATTCACCTGATTCAGTTGTAAGATATAACCCAGCTTCTGTTGTAATCTTTTGCTCACCATCATAAGCAGGATAAGCATTTAAACCAACTCCCGGCTGAAACTGTATTTGTAGCTCTTCAAAGTATTGACGTTGAAAATCAGTTACTAAATGTGGCGCACGTCTTAATCTACGAATAGTTGCACCATTGTCGGTATAAACAGTATTGTCTAGTTCATAAATTTTACCATTCTCAAAATCACCTACAAGATTCATGCCATTAAAGAACGCACCACAATTACTACGGTGTCTGTAATAACCAATTGTGTCATCAAACGATAACCACTTGTGCCACATTTGACTAGCTAAGTCATATACCCAAGTTAAACCAGTACCTATGCTAGGAAATGTAATAACGTAAAACTCATGACCTTCTATCTGATAAGTATAAGCAACTGCATCACTTACAGTTTGACCTACTAATGATTGCTCTACAGGATGTGTAGATAATCGTTGAAATGCGTAACCTTGAATTGCACCTATGATTGCTTGACCTCTAGTGTCTTTAGATACAAACATAAACTGTTCAGCAAAACGAGCAATAGAAAAAGGTGCAGCAATACCATGTTGCATTGAAGTGCCGGGTATGCGTTGAAATGGAAAAGTAATAATAGTAGGTATTTGATTGCCTACATCTATCCATGCTTCTGTTGTTACTTCACCTAATAAATAAACTTGTCTATGGTCAACAATCAATGCAACTAAATTATCAGGTGAACCATCTGCTGTACCGTAATAAGCATTAACACTTACTGCTAGACCTAAATCTGTTGCTGCCCAATTTTGAGTGTTAGGTTCATTATAAATAATGTAGTTATCTACTACGTCACAAATTAATGCACCTGTCCATGGCCCATCAGTAGCAGGTAATGTAGCAAATGTATTAGTTGATGCTACCCATGTGTAACGACCTGCTGGGTCAACAATATATGCTGTTAAGCCATTATTAGTTGTTTGATTGTCAGTAATTGATATAGCACCTGTGCTTGAGCTTACAGAGCCTATTACAGTTGCTATCATAGCTGTTGTTACGCTATATACTGTAGAACCTACAACTATGATTAAGTATTGACCACCTGACAAAGCTCTCATGCCACGAACTTCACCAGATATTAATTGTAGTTTTTCAACAAGGCCCGGAGTTGGATAAAGCGCAACTACACCACGTGAGCCGGGCTGTTTTAATATGTCTATTTCAGGATAAAAGTTAATACACTCTTGCGAATCTTGATAGATTGACGCAGTTTCATAACTTGGTCCTACGAAGCCAAAATCCATATTTATACCCTACTTTCTTTGTAACCAATATTTCTACAAATTCTAGATATATTGTTTGCGCTAATACCAAAGAAAATACCAAGCTGACTATAATTAATACCAATTCCATGTAATTGTCTTACTTTATTTGCCTGTTCTTGCGTTAATTTAGCATTTTTATGATTAGCACCATATACTGTTTTAGAACGACCTTTATTTTTTGCATCTTTATTATTGTCATTATAATTACCTAAAGTCATATGATTAGGATTACAACAAGTTCTATTATCACAACTATGTAAAATAAATTCTTTTAATGTTTTATCTTTAGGTGCTTTATATTCAATAGTATTGGGATAAGTTAAAACATAAATTAATCTATGCGCTGAATATGTTTTTTGATTGACAGTCATACTTCCATATCCTGTACTATTTTTACAGCCAATCCATTCCCAACAATCATTAAGATTGCCTTTTTTAACTAAATCCCAAGCATCTTCAAATATTTTTCTTTTAGCCATAATAAAAATTCATTCATCATCCTAAACGTAAGAAGGATACCATTTAGTTGTAGTCACATCATAAGTCATAGTCAATGCTCTATTAACGACTGCTGTACCTAATACTGCAATGTTACCTGCTGCTGTCCATGTAAATGCACCTGTAGGTATTAAAGTAATAGTGCCACCACCAGCAGAGATAGGTGCAGGGGCTGTGATTGTCACTACGGCTGCTGTACCGCTAATAAACGTAATCTGTTTAGTTGGTGCAATCGTTGTAGCACTTGCAATAGTAGATGCTGCGGCTGTGGTTGCTAATAGTCCTGATGTTTTAACGTCTGTAAACGTAGGGCTACCTGTACAGTTAGTCAATACACCACTTGTAGGTGTACCTAATACAGGTGTTACCATGACCATGCTAGTGCTAGTACACGCTGAAATATTACCGCTTGCTACTGTGCCTAAAACTGGTGCAGTTAATGTCGGTGATGTTAATGTAGGTGTAGCAAGTGTAGGACTTGTGCCAAATACTAATGCACCTGACCCTGTTTCACCTGTTACAGCAGATGCTAAGTTTGCAGAACTAGGTGTTGCTAAGAATGTTGCTACTCCGCTACCTAACCCACTAATACCTGACGCTACAGGTAGTCCAGTACAATTAGTCAATGTACCTGATTGAGGTGTGCCTAATATTGGTGTAGTAAGCGTAGAGTTAGTAAACAGTAACGTGTTAGTAATCTGCTTAGTAACACCACTTTGCACCATAGGAATACGGTCTGTACCTGCACCTGCAGTTGCAACTGGTAATGCTGAAATGGTTATGTCTGTCATAATATTTCCTAATTATTTACCTAAACCCACCTGATAAAATCCACCCTGCATCTTTACTTCTACCGCTTAACATTGCATCTTGGAATCTAGCACTTTGAACAGGTCTCATATTTGTTCTTTTTACAGTAGCTTTACCTTGTGCAGCAAAGTTTGTAATCATAGCTATTTGTGTTGGTGATATTTTTCCATACATTGGCATCAACCGTTCTGCTAAATTCCATCTAAGAGCCATTGTGTAGCCTTGTGGCAAGTTAATTGAATCAAACATTGTGCCGTAGCTTGCAAAGATTGTATCAGCAAATATATGTAACTCACCTTGTGATGGATTTGGCCATACAAATAAGTTACCTAATATTTCTGATGGTTGATAATAAATAGCTTTTGGCCATGGGCCATTCATGGTTTTTAAACCAATCATTTCGTAATCTTCAATATTTAATACAGCTACAGGATAATCTAAACCACCATTCAGAATAGGTACACCATTAGAGTTAGTATTAATACGCACAAAGCATGAATTAATCGTAAGTGGTCTTTGATAGTAAAGATTAATTGCAGTAGATGCTACAGTTTGTGATGCACTCACTAAGTAAGTACCCACTTCATTTACATTACCACCAGCACCTGTCACCATTTGCGTAATTGTCGTACCTGCCGTAATGCCAGACCCTGATAATGTTTGACCTATTGCTATTGCGCCTGATGCTATCGCTGTGACTGTTAAAGTATTACCAGAGATTGAACCTGTTATGTTTGCGCCTACTTGACCATTAGGGCCAATCGTATATTGAGTTTGACCTGCAACAATAGGAAAAATAATTTCAGTCTTATAAAAGACCATCATATCTTCATTTGACCATTGGTCTATTAAGTCATTAAGCATATCAAATGCGTCTTTAGCTGCATCAGCAGTCGGTGTTTCACCTGCTTCAAGTGCGCCAATATCTTTTAATGCTCTTGATATAATGTCTGATGGAGTAGTCATAACTTATCCTATCTTTGGAGTAAACACTTGTGGTAACCATGGTGCAACTACTGGCTTGCATTTATTAAGTAAATCTATCTGTTCTTGCAGTCTAGCTTTAATTGAATTATTAGATTCATTCTCTACCCATTGACAGACTAATTCCTCTGTAACATCAGCAAATGGAATATTAACTTTAGGTTCTATAAAGTACCAATTACCTTCTGTCGTGACTTCAATATCCATATCAGTAGCAGTCACATGATAATGAGCTTCTGTAATTAACCCATCA